ATGGATGGTAAAATAATCTTAGATGGTATTTCCGCAGCTGGATTAATTGCTGCGATTACTGAAGTTGTAAAAAGCGAGCTTGGTAAATCGGAACCTGAGGAACTGATGACGCGTGAAGAGGCAGCTGCATTTTTAAAGGTGAATTTATCTACTTTGAGTAAATGGACAACAGAGGAGCGATTGAAAGGTTATGGAATAGCTGGTCGCAGATATTACAAGAAGTCTGAATTGATGGCATCCTTGGAAATCATGAAATTTTAAATCGTGTATTATGGTTTATCAAACTTTCGAGCAGTCTTGGCAAATATTTAGTAACAAGTTAATCCAACAGATCAATGAAACATATATCAGAGATTCTAAAAGAAATACCTGTGGTAGCTCAAATAGGGCAAAACTGCAAGGTGAAGCAAACAACGGTTAATCCGGCTAAGTGTGAAGCAAAAACTAAAGCATGTCATCCAATGGATGTTTTCGCGGGAATTGAAAAATGTAGGCGATGCGGAAAAGGATTCTGATTGATGTTTTGTGGCCCGCGTTTTTGGGCGCGCTAATGGCGGTTTTGCTATTCAGTCTAACAATTTAAAATTACACCAAGGAGTAAGGTGATTGGTTCACAATCTCATAGCTTTTTACTTGTTTTTAACCATACGGGTTCGAATCCCGGCTCCTTGACTAAACTATTTTTTAAAAATTATGGAAGATAAAAAACTTAAAGTTAAAGGAAAAATCCGCGCTCTTCTGAATAAAACAGTTGAAAATGGTGCTTCTGAAGAAGAAGCGATGTTGGCTTTAAAAAAAGCTAATGAATTAATGTTAGAAAACTTTCTGTGTGAACGTGATTTGGAAGGTGTTGCACCTGAAAAAATTATTGAAGTTAGAGAACCGATTGTGGTTTCTTCTTATGATTTCAGTTGGTTTTATGGTGATCTAGCAAGGCTGTTTGATTGTGAGTGTTTCTGGACTACTGGAAGAAAAGGAGATATCGTATTCTTTGGTTTTGAATCCGATGCAAAGCTAGCTATGTATTTCTATCAAATGATTATGAAGCTAGCTTTTTCTTCAATAGAAGAATATAAAAATAGCTTTGAATTCATCCATGCTAAGAGTTTCTACAGAACTCATGGTCGAACTCTTGTGGCTTCTTTTGTAAAGGGTTTCACGATTCGATTAGGGGAGCGATTGACTGAAATGTATCAACAAAGAAAAGCGTCTATTCCTTACGGAATGGGGCTTATGGTTATTCAAAAAGATGAAGAAGTAAAATCTGAATTTAAAAAGCAACATCCAAAGCTAAAGGTTCATAAAGTGAATTTGGATAATCTCGAAGAGGCTGCTTTCCGTTCAGGTCAAGAAAAAAGCAAAGAAGTTGATTTGGTTCAGCCATTGAATGGTAGTACTGAGAATTTAATGCAATTGTCGATGTAGTGAATGAAAGGAAAAAAAACGGAATACCCGTAGCTCTGTTAGTCCTCGGGTATTCTTTACTCTTACTGATGCTTAGCATTAAAGAGCTGGCACCGACAATAGCTGAGAGTGATGTTGCAACCGCTATTATGTGGTTTGTAAAATGTGTTTTGGGGTGTTATCAGCTTTGGTTTAGTTGGTGGTGGTTAAAATCTAAATAACTATGGATAAAAAGTATACTATCTCAGAATTTAATTTGTCTGAGGAAATGATCATTGAAGATGGTAAAAGAAAGGGTATGAGATACACTCTAGAAGTTAGATCTAGATCATCAGAATTAAGGAATTTGTATATGTTGAATCTATTTGGGCTAAAACCTTGCAGTTGTGGCAACATTTGCAAGAATCGAAGTAATCTTTTCAGACGTTTCTGGAATAGATTGTTTAAGTGAGTCCATTTCAAAAATAGCACTTCCAAGGTATTGACAATTTCGTCAATAGGTAGTTGAAAATTAAATAAATAACAATGTAAAATACAGTTACATGGAACCAGGATATTATGCTATCATACCAGCGTCTGTGCGGTATGATAAGGAATTGCAACCCAATGCAAAGTTGCTCTATGGGGAAATTACAGCCCTTGCTCAACGTGAGGGATTCTGCTGGGCGGGTAATGATTATTTTGCTGAATTGTATGCGGTGTCTAATGAGACAATTTCACGTTGGATATCGGCTTTAAAAAAGGCGGGATATATCGAGGTTGAAATCTTGAAAAATGAGGGCAATAAACGCAAAATAGCTATTGACAAAAAAGTCAAGACCTATTGCGAAAATAATCAAGACCTATTGACAAAAAAATCAATAGCTATTGACGAAATCGTCAACTCTAATATAAGGATTAATAATACAATTAATAATACAGAGAATAGCGCTCTCAGTTTTTTTAAAGAAAATAATCCCAGTTTATACGAAACTTTCTTAATGCAATATCAATCGAAAATCAAAGATTTTCAAAAGTTCTGCGAGCTGTTTAATTGCAAAGTTGATGAAGAGGATTTGGAGTGGACGGGAAAAAAGATAAATGCACGATTAACTCGATTTGCAATTAACTACATCGAAAACGAAAACAAAGCATTTGCAATACAACAGCCTTCAGTACAACAACAAACACAACAATATTCTAAAAATCACTTTTAATCATGAGTCAAACAATTTCAAAAGGATTAGTTCCTCCGCATTCAAAAGATACTGAAGAAGCAGTATTGGGAGGAATGATCAATAGTAAGCAAGCGCTTGATGAAGCAATGCAAGTGATCAAAGATTCTTCTGTGTTTTATGTTCCGGAGCATATGCAAATCTTTGAAGCGGTTCAAGAATTGTATTCAAGTTCTCAACCGGTTGATATGATTAGCGTTTCACAGAAGTTGAGAGCGAATGGAGTTGCTGCTGAAGGATTGGTTGTGGAGCTTGTTCAAAAGAGCGTTTCTGGTGCGCACATCGAATATCACTCTCGAATTCTTTTGCAGTATAAACTTCGTCGAATGATTGTGAGTTTTAATGCTAGTATTAGTGCAGCTGCAATGGATGAGAGTGTTGATGTGTTTGATTTACTTGCGCGTTGGAACAAAGAGTTTGATACCGTTACCGAGTTAATCACAACGGGGCGTTCGAGTGTTACTATCGCAGAATCTTTACAGGACCTAGCAAAGCGATTGGAGTTCATTTCTAAAAGCACGGGTGAGAGTAAAGTAACTGGAGTTCCAACAGGGTTTAAGCGAATTGATGCGTATACATCCGGTTATCAAAATGGAGATTTAGTAATTGTTGCTGCGCGTCCTGGTATGGGGAAAACAGCCAAGGCTTTAAAAACGGTTATTGAAAATGCTAAGGTTGGTAATGCAGTCGGTGTAATCTCTTTGGAAATGCCCGTATTGCATTTGACTGGTCGTATGATGTCGATTGATTCTAATTTTCATCTAGGACAATTGTTGAAGACAGGGTTTGATAAGCCCGAATACTTTCAAACGTTTATGATGCACTCAGGCCGAATGGCTAAGTATCAAATCGTAATGAAGGATTCGGGTGTGGATGATATCTCGGACATCATTGTAGAGGCAAGAAGCTGGAAGCGTAGGCATGATATCAAGCTTTTGGTAATTGATTATTTGCAATTAGTAAGTGATAAAACTAAAGGGAACAACCGAGAAAATGAGGTTAGTTCGGTGAGTCGTCGATTGAAACTCTTGGCAAAAGAGTTGGATATTCCTATCATCGTGATGTCGCAGTTGTCTAGAGCAGTTGAAACGCGAGGCGGTTCTAAACGTCCGTTGTTGTCTGACCTTAGAGAGTCGGGGTCCATTGAACAAGATGCGGATATTGTTGAGTTTATCTATCGACCAGGATACTACAACATCGAGATTAATGGTAACCCTGAGTATGATGAAATGACTAGGCAAGGAGCTGATACAGAAATCATATTTGCTAAGTATCGCGCTGGGTCTGTTGGAACTACATTCTTGAAATGGATTGGTGATAAGACAAAGTTTATTGATCCAACAGATAGTAACGAGAATGGAAGTAATCAGCAGGAAGTGAATGTGTATAGTAATGCGAAAGCTTATGTTCCGACGGTTAGTGCAGCAGAGGCTTTTGGAGGCGATGATACGCCGTTTTAAGAATAAAAGAAGGCCTTAAGAATATAATCTCTTAAGACCTTACAGTGGATTTATTTCAAAATTTCCATACTAATATTGGCTTCAGGATATTTTTCTGCCCATTTTTCTTGCTCTATCAAACCTTTCCTAAAACAGTCATCTTTTCCTTCACGACCTGTGTAGATTTCAGAAGCGATTTCTTCTTCAGTGTCAGGATGATACGCTCTAAGTTTGAATTTACAAGGCTTGTCTTGTTCTAATACTTCTTTCTCAACAGGTTCTCCATTAGATGCAAATGCACTACCGCTAACAACAACAAGTGCAAATGCACATAAAATTAATTTTTTCATAATAAATAATTTAAAATTGGTTAGTGTTAAAATAGTAAATGTTAATTAAAACAAAAAATAAAATATTGATTATTAACCAGATGTACAGTTTAAATGTAAATAATGTTAATATGAAACTTCCCACTTGAATTTGTAAGTGGTTTATGATTATGTCAATTGAAAAAGTAGAAATGTATGCAGTTTCATGTGATAACTGCGGAGAAGATTTAATCACAGTGTACACTGATGAGGAATTAGCTAAAGAAGGAGCGATTGAAAATGATTGGATTAAGTATAAAGGCGATCATTTTTGTCCTGATTGTTGGTCATATGATGAAAATGATAATTTAATTATTAAACACAAAGACAGTTAAAAACATTTTAAAACTTCCCACTTGAATTTGTAAGTGGTTTATTGAAATGGAAGGAGAATGGCAAATAGAAAGTGTAGATAGTTTTTATTACAGAAGTAATCGATTCTATTCATACACATACAAAGAGATTACGTATTGGTTTAATCCTAAAACGTTTGAGAGAAAAGAAACTGAAAGAGTTAAGTGTATAGAGAAAGGACAGGAGTATGATTTACCTGCCTGGTGTAGTAGATGTGAGTATCGAAAGAGATTAAATTGTGAGTAAAGTATGGCAAAGAGAATAGATAGTATTAAACGTCCTTGGGTAGTAGAGCGCAAGCCGTTTGAACGAAATGTAAGAAGCAACTCAGAGTTCTATAACTCGAGAGCTTGGCGCAAGTTGAGGCGATCGTTCTTAGATGCGAATCCGTTGTGCGTGGAGTGTAAGAGTGAAGGCTTGGTTACTCCTGCAACTGTAGCAGATCACATCCAGCCGATCAACCAAGGAGGTGAACGACTGAGTGAAGGTAACCTTCAACCGATGTGCGCGAGCTGTCACAATAAAAAATCCGCTCGCGAATCGCATGGGGATATGGGGTAAAATCTCCCGAGAATATGCTCCCTGTACATCGCATGTTAGTCACATTTTTACTCACAATGAATTTAGGGGAGGGGGGTATGAGTAATTGATAACTAATATTTTACAAGAATGAAAGAGAATAAACTTTTTAATATGAGTGGTGAAATTGTAGAATGGGAAAACGCAACTACCACAGGAAAGAATCAACAGCTTTATGATGTCTTGGATAAACTTCCTGCACCAATGGCAAAGTTTGAATTAACAAAGGACCAGAAGTTTTGGTATAAATATTTTGGAGAGCAATTGATTGGTTCTAAAAAATTGACTAAGCCTGATTTAGTGCATTTGCATCGATTGGCAACTACGATTGATTATTACATTCAAGCGGAAGCAGAAATCAATTCAAGAGGTTTTCATGGTGGCTTGATTCAAACCTTTGCAACCGGAGCTACAAATGTGAGTGGCTATGTGACCATTCGAGAAAAGATGATCAAAGATATGGATGAGCTTTCAAAGCATTTTGGATTTTCATTTAAGGATAGAAATAAATTGGTGGATGTGCCTAAAGGAGATCCTGGACAAGGTGATTTGTTTACGGGTTTTTTAAATCAGAAATATAGTTAATAATGAAGCTAACAGATAATATTGAGATTTTACATGAGGATAATATGGAATTAATGAAACGTTATCCTGATAAATACTTTGATTTAGCTATTGTTGATCCAGAATACGGGATAAATATTGCCAATCGGAATGGAAGCTTAGGTCAAAAAAAAGGTCAAGGAAGAATTACAAATTATAAAAAAAAGGATTGGGATTCTAAACCAGCAGGAAAAGAATATTTTGAAGAGTTGTTTAGAGTGTCCAAAAATCAAATTATATGGGGAGCTAATTATTTTGTAGAACACTTACCTGCTGCTAAAAATTGGGTTGTGTGGGATAAAGGGCAACCTGAAGGAGTTTCATTTTCAATGTATGAACTAGCTTTTACGTCGTTTCAAAAAGGTCAAGCAATGATTTACAGAAAGACTTTTGCTAGCTCATGTAATAAAGTAGCTAATAACTATCAATTAGCAAAAGTTTATGCAAAAATTCATCCTGCACAAAAACCAGTTGAGCTTTATAAATGGCTTTTAGATAAGTATGCAAAACAAGGAGATAAAATATTAGATACTCATTTAGGAAGTGGCAGTATAGCAATTGCTTGTCATGATTATGGTTTTGAGTTATTAGCTTGTGAAATTGATGTTGATTATTTTGATGCTTCGTGTAAAAGAATTAGCGATCATATATCTCAGCTAAAAATATTTTAATTATGAAACTAACAAAAGAAATGCTTTCCTCACCGGCTTTTCAATATGCTCAAATGGTGAGGAGTGGAAAGCTGAAAACAGGAAAGAAAATACAGCTCGCAGTTGAGCGGTTTTATAAGTTCATTGAAGAAGCAGATATAAAAGGATTTGCAATTGATCATGATAAGGGAATGCGAGCCGTTAATTTCTTTCCTAATTTTCTAAATCATACAACCGGAAAGATGGCGGGCCAACGATTCTTTTTAGCTCCTTTCCAAGCATTTACCATTTACAATATTTTCGGATGGATTAACAAAGAGACGGGAGTACGTCGATTTAATACCGTATATGATAAACGTGCCAAGAAAAACGGAAAAACCGCAGAAATGGCTGGGCTTGCTTTGTTCTGTATGTCGTTTGATGTCGAGATGGGGGCGCAAATCTACGTTGGGGCGACCAAAGAAGAACAAGCGAAAATCTGTTGGAATCAAGCTAAGATGTTTATTGATTCTCCAGTTTCAAATCCTAACCTTCGAAATATGGGATTCCAATGTTTTCAAAAGGAAATCAAGTTTGGACGAACTCAATCAGTTATGATGCCACTTGGAGGGGATTCTAAGACGCAGGATGGAATCAACGCTCACGTGGCTATCATTGATGAATATCACGCACATAAAGACGATACGGTTAAAGAAAATTTGGAATCAAGTTCAGTATCCAGAAAGCAGCCAATTACTTATCATATTACAACAGCGGGTGTAAACTTAATGAGCGCTTGTAAGCGATATGAAGAATCAGTTACAGAAGTGCTGGAAGGAAGGAATCAAGACGATCACTTGTGGATTATGATTCATGATTTAGACGAAGGTGATGATTGGGAAAATGAAGACAGCTGGTTTAAAGCTAATCCGCTTTTAGGATTTGGTTTGGATATTGATAACATTCAAAAAGAATACATCAAGGCGCGGAACCAACCCAGTAAGATTCCAAACTTTAAAACGAAACATTTAAACATGTGGGTGGATGCTCCAACGATATGGATTCCCAATGAAATATGGATGGCTAATAAAGTAGATGAAATTCCGATGGATAAGTTTACACAATTCGGTTCTTTTGGAGCGCTTGACCTTTCGACAACAACGGATATTACTTGCTACTTAGCAGTGTCAGAACCGGACGAAGAAATGAACCGATTTGTGAAGCCTTACTTCTTTTGTCCGAAAGATACAATTGAGCATCGAAGTAAAGAGGATCGAGTACCTTATCAGTATTGGGTGGATGCGGGATATCTAATTGCAACCCCTGGTAACGTGGTAGATTATGAATATGTGAAGGACACGATTCGCTCAACCTATAAAGAATTGAATGTAAATCGAATTGAAGCGGACAAATGGAACTGTGAACAGATGGCGCAGGAACTTACAGAAGAAGGCATGGAGGTAAGTTTCTTTAGTCAGGCAATAGGAGTAATCTCCTTTCCAACCAAGCAGTTTGAAAAGTTGACCTATGAAGGAAAGATAAAACATGATGGTAATCCGATTTTGCAATGGATGCTTTCCGGTTGTGTTATTTATCGCGATGCGAACGATAATATCAAGGTTCACAAAGGGCAATCCAATAAAGGAGGAAAGCGAATTGATGGAATTATTGCAATTATTATGGCACTGGGCGGATCTATGTCGGTTGAGGGAGATGAAGGAGGTAAATACAGCAAGCCTGGAGCTGAAGTTTATATTTAACCAATACGATGAATTATGACGATAACACAACATCATTTAGCGGTTCAGGCAGAAAATGAACGGCTAAAAAAAGAAAATGAATTGATGAAAAAGATTGCTTCGACTGAAGGGTTCTATAGTTATTACTTTACACAGATAAGTTATTTTAGGAATAGAAGAGAGGCTTTTAAATATGTAAACGATTTATATAAAAAATATTTTGGTTGTTATCGATATTCGGATTATGATTCGTTTAGAATAACAACTAATAGAAAAAGATGATATGAAAAGATTTATAAGTTTTATAGTGCTTGTTTTATGCGCAATTGTTGTGATGTTAACAACAACAGTTTTTTTAGATATTGAATTTATTCAAAAATACATTATCCGTCAAGTAATAATATATATATTCATTCTTTTTGAGTTTCTTTTATTCAGTAGAATATTTTATCTAAAATTAAAAAACCAGTAAGCATTTACTTACTGGTTTTTTTTATGAATGTGTATTTTATTAGTTTATCTACATCATATCCTCTGCTTAATTCAAGAGTGTTATCTGATAGGTTTTCTATTTTATAAACTATCTGTTCTGTTCCTTTTCTTATAACTAATTCCTTTTTTTTTGTAAAGTAAGATATTTCACTTATTTGTATTTTACAATCTGTGTCGGGATGATTTTTAATTACTGTAGCTAAGCTTTCTAAACCATCACCATTATTAAAAAAATCATAGCTACTTCGGCAGTTTGTACTTATTTCTATAGTTTCTAAAATATTGTAATTGAAGTCTAGTATAGTTACTTGGTTATCTTGTGTCCAGCTTGAATTTTGAAGATTATAATCTAATTCATTGTTTTTATTGTCATCTGACGTACATCCTAAAAAAAAGAAAACTATAAGGAAGTATAATAAGTAATATACAATTTTGTTCATTTGATATCAGTGATTTAGATGGTTTTTAATATTAAGTCAAAAGTACATAGAAAATACTTAAAAAAGGTAACATTGTTACAACCTTGTCAAGGTTTTAGTGTCTAAGTTTGCTCATGTGATCATCAAATGATAAGATAATGAGTGGATTGTTAGACAAAGTTTTTAGACCTTTAGAAAGTTCGAGTTCTTCGAGCTTTATGGATTTTCTTCCGTTTTTTTCGGGTAATAAAACAGTTGCCACTGCACAGTCGGCATTAACACTTGCGGCTTTCTATAATGGAGTGGACCAGTTATCCAATGACATTGCAAAGCTTCCTAAGAATGTATACATAAAAGAAGGTGATTCGCGTAAAAAATATGTCGAGCATCCATTGAATTATCTTATCTCCACAGAACCTAACGAAATGATGTCGGCTTTTGATTTTTGGAAGTTAGTAATTGTGTTGGTGATTTTGAAAGGGAATTGTTTTGTATTAGTGAATCGGAACAATATGGGGGTGGAAGAAAGCTTAGTCATCCAAAATAATGCAGATGTATGGGTGAAGCGTGAGGGTGACAAGCTTTTCTATTTTATTAAAGGAAAAGCGTATTTGTCAAAGCAAGTGTTGCATTTTAAAGCGTTTTCATTGGATGGTATTTTAGGAGTTTCAGTAATTCGTTATGCAGCACATAATTTAGGAGTGAATTTAGATGCTCAACAATATGCTTCTGACATTTATTCTGATCGTGGTTTAGGATATGGAGTTATTGAGAGCGATAAGCAAGTTCAAAATGACGCTAAAAAACTTATCTCAGAAGGATTTACTAAAAAGATGTCTGAGAAGAATAAGTTTAAAGTACCTGTTCTTGATGAAGGGTTGAAATACAAAGCTATTAGTGTTACTCCTGCTGAGGCTCAATTTTTAGAGACGAATAAAAATGCAGTTATCGAAATTGCTAGATGGTTAAACATTGCGCCTCATAAGCTAAAGGATCTTACTAACGCAAATTATTCGAACATACAGGCTCAGTCTATTGAACACGTTCAGGATTCTTTAATCCCTTGGATTGGTAGAATTGAATTGGAGCTTAATCGGAAAATGTTTACTAGAGAAGATTCTGAAACCTTTTATGTAAAGCTAAATGAAAAGGTTCTGCTAAGAGGAGATTCTGAAGCGCGTAAGAATTATTTAACCCAATTGGTTTATGCAGGTATTCTTACTAGAAATGAAGCGAGGGCGTTGGAGGATTTGGACCCGATTGAAGGATTGGATGAACCACTTACACCCGTCAATGCGCAGCTGTTGGATTTTATGTTGAAGAAAAATGAAAAAGAGTTAAAAGATGAATAAGATTGAAAGATATGTATATGCTAGAGCGGTAAGTGAGGAGCAGGCAGAAAAGAGACAAGCCGAATTTGTGATTAGTACAGAAACACCTGATACTTATGGAACTATTTTCGAATTAGGTGGATGGAATTTGGAACGCTATAATAGAAATCCGGTTGTGCTATATGCGCATAAGTCTCATTCTGATAATCCCGATATGGTAATTGGAACTTCTGAAGTAAGAATTGATGGCGAAGAATTAGTTGCTATAGTAACTTTTGAGGAAGCAGAAATCAATCCAATTGCAGAAAAGGTTTATCAGAAAGTAAAAGCGGGCACATTACGTATGGCTTCAGTAGGAGCAGAAGTGCATGAGGGACGATTCGGGGATTTTGAAAAAGGGGAGAATCCGGATTTATTCCGATTTACCAACCAAGATTTATTAGAGTGGTCTATTGTTCCTGTGGGAAGTAATCCTGATGCATTGAAAAGAAGTGCAGATAATTTAGAATACATTAAAAAACGATTTTCTAAAAAAGAGGAATCTAGGCAATATCCGAGCCTTGCGGTTAGAGAGGCGCAAATGAAGTTGAACAAAAGAAAATTAGAGTATTAGTTATGTTGAAATCAGACAAATTAAAGCAAGAACGCGCAGCGAAGATTAAAGAACAGCAGCGTATTTTAAATCTTGTAAAGACAGAGAAAAGAGAGTTGACAGAGGAGGAGAATACTTCTTTAGATACGTTAGATGGCGAGATTGAGTCTTTGGATGGAGATATCGATAAGGCAGTAAAAAGTGAGGAAAGAGAAAGAAGAATCGCTTCTATGGCTGGTGCTTCTGGAGGAGATGACGGTAATGATTCGGAGCAACGTGAAATTGATGGAATGGTAAAAAGGTTCTCTTTTTTAAATGCTGCTAGAAGTGCGTCGAAGGGAATTGCTTTGACAGGAGTTGAAAAAGAAATGAATGACGAGGCTATTAGAGAAGCAGGAAGTTTAAATCTGGGGTTTGAAGATAATGCGAATAGTTTTTCAATCCCTTCTAAAATGGTTCGTGCTGCATCTCAAACAGTAACAGAAGATGCAGGGAAATTTGGAGGTAAATTGGTTGCTACTGATATTAATGTGGTAGAGGGATTTATTCCTAAGTTGTTTCTTGAAGAGGCTGGAGCAAATTTTTTAACTGGTTTAGTAGGAAATGTTTCATTGCCTAAATTTTCTGATTATGCTTATAAATGGTTATCTGAAAGAGAAAAGATTGTTTTAAAAGCAGAAGATATTGATGGGCCGGTAATGAAACCAAAAAGAGCTGGTGCTGGTGTATCTATTTCTACTCAATTATTGTCTCAAACATCTACTCCTGTTGAGATGATGATTTATGATAAATTACGCCAAGCGGCTGCAAGAGCCTTGAATAAAGCCGCTTTAAATGGTGATGGAATTAAAGAACCATTAGGTATTTTGAATATGACAGGAATTCAATTAGCAGCTGCTATAGCTGAAGAATCGATGTCTTATGATGCAATTGTAGAATTATGGGGATTAATTGCTGGGGCAAATGCTGATAACGGAAACGAAGTATTTATTTTAAATTCAAAATTAGCAGCCGCAGCCAAAACAACTAAAAAGGATGCAGGAAGTGGTCGCTTTGTAATGGAAGATGGAAAATTCGATGGACAAAATACTATCATTACCAACTTAGTTGAAGAATTAGCAGGCTTGCAAACATTAATTTACGGGAACTTCTCTGAATTATATATCGGTCAATGGGGTGGAGTAAACTTTACTGCGGACCCGTATACAGGGGCTAGTACAGGAGAGGTATTATTGTATTCTAATTTATTTGCAGATGTTCAATCGGCTAATCCTGAAGCATTCGCAGTAAATAAATTCTTAAAAGCGTAATGAGTACTGGAAATAAAAAAGAACAAGGAGTTGAAGCAACTTCTGTTCTTACTGAAGAGAAAAAGGCTACAGAAAATGGAGAGTTGCTTGATCATGTAGTTGAGGGTTTAGAGGCTGTAATCGCCGAAAAGGATACTAAAATATCTGAGTTAGAAACAGAAAAGATTGAATTGCAAGGTAAGTTGGAGAAAGCTGAAGCTAAGATTGTAGAGTTAGAAAAGAAACTACCTAAAGCAGTAAAAGTGAAGAAAAACGAAGTTGTCATTCGTTTCACTTTATCTCCAGCAGGAAAATTTAAACTTCCTTACAATGTAGGTCAAGAAGTGGCATTACATGAGGAAGTAGCAGCAGAAATCGTAGAAGCGAAATACGCGGAATACGTTAAATAAAAATCTTTCATAATAAATAGTTTGGTTGGTATGAATGCAGATGTTATTGCTATAGAAAATGTAGAAGTAGTGAAGTTGGAATTGGCGAAAAAGCACTTGCGCTTGGATGCTGATAATGACGAGGAGAATATGTTGATTGAGGTAGCAATAGCATCTGCTATTACTCAGGCAGAAAACTACACGGAAAGAGTTTTAAAGAAGGGTATAATTGAATTCTTGACTCATAATGCTGAATCGATAGTTATTGAAAGATCTTCTTTGAATGACGAGATTCAAAAAGTAGAAGTTGTGGAAGAGGATGTTGATTCAGTTCTTCTTCCTGCTTCTGCTTATTCTCAAACAAAAAGAGGTCCTGAGATTTATGAAGTGTCTTTTAAGAATGTGAAGTTAGAACCAGGACAACAGTTAAAAGTTACTATTGAATTGGGATTTGATTCGGAAACATTACCAAAAGATATTTTGTCAGCAATACTTTTGATGGTAGGGGATGCGTATGAAAAGCGAGAGGATAGAAATCAAGGAAATAATACAGCAGTAAATAATCTTTTAAGACCGTATAGAAAATGGCAGTAAGAAAACCGTATATCGGGCAAATGGATCGTAAGATTGTTGTCTATGAAAGTATTAAAACACAGAATGATATTGGAGAGGCTAAGAAGGAAAAGAAAAAGATTGCTGAGTGTTGGGCAAGAGTAGATACAGATACTGGTTCAGAAAAGGTAGAAGGGAATGTTCGACACTTGATAAATAAGAGTTTTACGATTCGCTTTAACCAGGTCATTTTCGAACGCGGGAATGAATTTGTGATAGAGGATAATAAACAGTTTTACAACATCACGCATGTTGCTGAGATTGGGAGAAGATCACATCTACAATTAATCTGTTTTATTTATGATTAAGGCAACGATTCAAGTAAATAGTAATCTTAAACAATTAGCAGATGGGGCAAAAGAAAAAGGGCGTTATCGAAAGATATTGAATGAGGTGGCTTCTGAATTGTCTTCATCGGTTAAGAGTAAAACCCCAGTTAAGTCAAAGGCTGTTTCTTCCGGTCGAAAAAATGGAGCGGGTAGAGTTCAGCAAAGAGCGGGTAATCTGAAGGAATCAATTGGTGTTTTTGATTCGAAAAGTCAGAATTATGTCCGAGTTTGGGTTGGTGCTAGAGTTCAAAATGGTTTTGATGGTTGGTATGCGCAAATGGTTCACAATGGACATCGAATTTATCGAAATACTAATTCAGTAAAACGAAATCCTTTGAAGCGATGGCGTAAAAAAACACTACCCGAAAAAACACAAGGGCAAGTTAAAGCAGATCCTTTTATTACAAGAACATTCGAAAGTAAAAAAAGTGGTTTAGAAGCTTCTTTGAAAAGTAAAATCGGTGTAAATCTAGAAACTTTAATAAAACAGAATAATGCTTGAGTTAAGTAAAGAATTGTATATGCTTTTCTCTAGTTCAGATTTATTTACTTCTGTGGTAGAGAAAAGAATATTTCCGGTTGTGGCTGGTGAAGGAGTAGATTATCCTTTTTCGATTTATACCATGAATCAACTACCAGCTTCCTTTGATGGTGATGAATTTAGTGTGGGATTACACACTTATTTTTCTCCAAACAAAATTAGTGAAGCAATGGGATTTGTTGATTCATTACGAGATTTTATAGATGATCATTTCATTTATGAAGGTTCCGGAATTGACTTTATTGAAAAGGATCAAAGTATAGTAGTTTCAATATATTTTAAAACAATAGGATAAAATGGCGAGTGAAAAATTTTATAAAGGAAAGAAAGTGCGTATTTCCTTAGATGGAAAAACGCTTTATCATGCTACTTCTTGTAAGGTTGATATTTCAACTGAATTAGAAGAAATAGCAACAAAGGATACAGATGGAAAAATTAGCGTACCAGACGGGTATTCATGGAGCGCATCAACAGAAGCTTTGGTTGCAGACAAACCTGCAAATTCAACACAAGCTGATGCGATGGATTTAATCGATTATCAATTGGAAGGAAGAGAACTAGATTTTGAATTTACAACATCGGTAACAGGTGATTTCTTATTAAAGGGAAAAGTATTGGTTTCTCAAGCTTCTGTTGATGCGTCAACAGGATCAGCGTTAAAAGGTTCATTTAGTTTTGTTGGCCAAGGAGATTTAACAAAAGAGGTGGTTGTGTAATATGAAAAGGCAAATTAAAATAAGTGTTGAGGGTGTAGATGTAAATCTGCACTTTCCTTTTTCTGTTCTATTTAAGCTAGGAAAAAGATGGAGAATTGAATCTGTTAATGGGATTCTTGAAAAAGTAGTTAAGGTGTGTGCTGTTGCGGATGGTGATATTAGTTTAGAGGCTTTGGATGTGCTTTCAGATATTTTAATGGAATGTTCGGAAGATAAAATTAGCAAGGACGATGCTTTGAATTACTTAGGTAGTAATCCTGAAATTATTGTTCAAGTTATTGAATTGTTAATTGAATCTATTTCGTCTCCAGGAGGTGAATCAAAGCACAATGATTTGGGAAAGTAAATAACCTCACCTGGGATGATTATGAGCAATTAGCCTGTGGTGAGATTGGCTTGCAGTTGGATTATTTCTATACATTGACTTTGCGACAATTTTCTAATATCTGTCAAGGGTATTTTAAAAAGAAAATCTTCCAACAAAATGAAGCATTAATAAGAGTCCGTAAAATAATGTACGCATGTCTTTTACCATATCAAAAAAAGGGATTTAAAGAGCAAGATTTATTCTTATTGGATTTTGAAAAAGAATTGGATCCGTTAGTTGATTTAGAGGAAGAAATGAGAGAAGTAGAGGAGCAAAGAATGTATTGGGAAAAGGTAGATAAACAAAGAGAATTAAATAACAAAGAGTGATATGGCAGTAGCGTCAATAAATGTAGGTTTTCAGGTTAATGTAAAGGAATTGGCTGATAAATTAAATCAAGCAGCTGCTAAGCTAGAGGAGCATAAAGCGAGGTTTGAAGAGATTGGAGATGCTATTGGTAAAGCGGGAATGTACGTTGGTCGTTATGTAGATCAAATGGCAGGAACCGTTATTTCAACAATAGGTGGTGTAGTTTCCTTTATTCCAGAAATAGTATCAGGAATTTCTAAGTTAAATGCTGTGATTGCAGCGAACCCATGGATAGCTTTAGCTACTGTTATTACGGCAGCGGGTACAGCTCTTTACTTTTTTACAAGAAAAGGCAGTGAAGCAGCTCAAATGCAAAAAATGCTAAACGATGTAAATGCTGAAGCGTTGAAGAATACAGCAAAAGAACGTGCGGAATTAGATTCGTTGTTAGTTATTGCTCAGGATGAAACCGCCTTAAAAAAAGACCGTTTAGATGCGATAAAAAGATTGAATGAGGTTTCTCCTCAGTATCTAGGAAATATAAATCTAGAAACCATTAATACAAAAAAAGCGACTGATGCGATTGAGCAATATATAGATGCTTTAAACTCTAAAGCTAGAGAACAAGCTTTGGTGACAAAGAAAACGGAGCTTTTTCAAAAAAAAATTGAGCTTGAGACAAGTAAGTTAGGTGAAACGGGGTTTTTGCAAGATGCTTCAGATTCATTTTTCTCTTTTTTAGGTGTTCAATCTGATATCGTATTTTCAACTAAGCAAGAAATTTTAGATTATGCAAAATCTTTAAATAAAACTGAGGAAGAGACAAAAAGACTATTGGCTGTTTATGAACCATACTTAAAACAAAGGGAAAAAGATTTAGCGATGTATGATAAGCAAATTGCATCATTGGATAATTATGCGAAAGCAGAAAGAAATAGAGCAGGTGTGGTTAAAGATTCAAGTCAAAACACCATCTCATACTATGAAGAGCAAATTAAGTCATTGCAAAAACTTCAAAAGGAAACGGCTAAGTCGCCTGATCAATACAAAGCGATTCAGAAACAAATTGATGAGTATAAATCTAAAATTTCTGATATAGAAGGAGGGGCTTCTGTTTCGAAACAAAGTACGAAACATCTTGAAGCAATCAAGGTCGATACAATCAAGTTTTATGAATCTCAAATAAGTGAATTAAAAAAATACCAAAATGAACAAGCCTTAACCGCTTATGAGTTTAATGCTACTGCTGTTCAGATTGAAACAATTCAACAAAAGATTGATGCTATTACAGGAAAAAGACAAAAAGCAACTACGGTAACGGTTGATTATAGTCCAGCGATAGAAGGTTCAACAGTTGCATTAGAAAAGCAAATTAAAACATTAGAGAAACAACGTGAAGCTATTCGGGTTGTTTTTGGTGAAGCTAATATTGCATATCAAGCCTTGTCTAATCAAATTAAAGACATTGAATTTAAGATTAAAATAGATATTGAGGAATCAGGTTTAAATTTAAATCAATTTAAAGCTTCGTATGAAAATTTTCAGTCTTATGTAGAGTCGCAGTCGCAAATTAGTAGTGAAGCGATTAGAAAAGAGCAAGAAAATGCTCAAATGTATGCAGGAATTGCTAGCGATGCATTTGTGGCTTTTGGAGATTCCTTTGTTCAATCAATGGGAGAGGCGCAGAATGGGTTAGAATATTTTGGACAAGCAATGATGCAAGCTGTAATAAAGATTATAGCTATGGGAATGGCACAATCAATGTCTAACACTGTTGTTATTGGGACAGAATCAGCTAAAGGATTTGGTCCAATGGCAGCTTTCGTTTTGCCAGGTTTGATAGCGGCTGCTATGGCTGCTGTAATGGGGGCTTATTCTCAGGTTCCCAAATTTGCAGATGGAGGGGTTGTATATGGTCCTACTTTAGGATTGATGGGAGAGTACGCTGGAGCAACTAATAACCCTGAAGTCATTGCTCCTCTGAATAAATTAAAAGAATTAATTGAACCTGTAAGTAGCGGTGTAACTCAAATTTTATTAGGAGGCAAATTGGTCGCTAGTGGAAGTGATTTACAGTTAGTGTTAGATCGTTACGCAACAAAGAGTAAAAGAACAGGGTAATATGAAGCAGGTTGTAATAAAAATAGTTGATACACAACGTAATATTATTGTTCAGGCTATAGATTCAACGTTTTTTCCATTTGAAACTATTGAGAATCAAGCAGCGAAAAGCTCTATTAAACTTACGTATGAAGGGGCTGATGATAAGTATCAATCCTTAATGACTTCGTCTTTAGTATTTGATTTATTGGTTAAAGATGGAGCTGATGGTAAGTTTTATCATTTGTTTACAGGGTCCGAAACTAGATATCGGGTTGATTTAACAGATGAAAATAATGTACTCTTATGGCGTGGTTTTCTATTGCCAGATCAATATTCTGAACCTTATAAGTCTCCTACTTTATTTGTTTCAATGACTGCAACAGATGGTATAGCAACGCTTGAGGGAAAAGATTTTCCCGATAACAGTTACTATTCCCAAGATAATTCAATTATAAGTTACCTGTGTAAAGCATTAGAAATGACAGGGCTTAAACAAGATTTGTATTTCTGTCCTTCTATTGTTGCTGGGAATGGTTTCCGTTGGGATGAAATTTATGTAAATGGCAGGTTGTATACTGATGATTATGAAGAGGATGAATTTGGGATAAGTGATACTTGGGAAAAAGATACAGTCTATGATGTTCTTGAAAATATTGTACATGATTTAGGTTGTAAGTTATATACTTATAATGGGAAATGGTGGTTGATTGGTATCAATCAACAGCATAAAGAACAATTGTCTTGTTTCCGTTATGGGTACGATGCAACTTACAAAGGTATCGAACAAGTGTCTGTTCAGAATAAGAAACTAACCTTTGTAGCGGATCCATTAGTTTCAGTTCAATCACCTTGGAAAAGAGTAGAAGTATCAGCTTCTTATGATGCGGATAAGGAGGTTGTAAATGAGAAGTTCTATGAAAAGGATCAGACTATTTTCACTAATGATCCTTATGTTCATTGGAATAGGATTAACTGCGCTATTAATGAAATCCCAACTGAAGGTAAATGGTTTTATGAGTTTACCTATCCTGGGCAAACATTACCAAATATAAATCCTGGATGGCCTAGAGTAATCGGCCCAGCTGGATGGAAAATTGAAAGCAATATTCGAGGTTCTTATATTGAGTTATTAAATCCTATATGGATTGAAAAATCAGATTCACAGTGGGAATGGAAAAATTTGGATTTTGAATTAGAGTTAGTTGCTTATACAGGTAATGGCACTAAGGAAAAGTTCGATAATAAAGAATATGAAAATGTAATGCGTTATGAGTTATTGCTTGGTAATGAAGTTCTTAATTCAAATTTCCCTGATTCCGATAAATACAAAGATTCTGTATTGGATTTAAGATTTTCTCAAGGGCGTAATGAGTGGAAAGATGATAATAATACTGGTGTTAATCGTGTATGGGTGGAAAAGAGAAGTTCGTTGGAAGGCAAAGTAAAGAAAAAACATTTGCTTCTTAATAAGGGTGGATGGTTGCAATTAAGGCTTTATCCTCCGGCGTTACTAAACAATTTTTCTCCTACTTTTAATGATATAGGTATTGCAAAATTATCCATTAAGGTATCTGCGAAAAATAAATTCCTTTCTAACAAGATTCGTCAAATTGATTATTCAACAAAAAAGACAGTAGGGCTATTTCATATTGACAATGCGCAAGATAATAGTTTTAAGAAATTTATTTTTAAAAGAGCGGGTGTTAGTGAACAAAAGTCATGGCGTCAAAGTTGGAAGCGAAATGGAGTAAATGAAAGTTTGAGATATGGGGAGTGTTTTGCTCGCATGATTCATGATGTACAACCCAAGCCACATATTAAAATCGATGGTCGAGCTGTAGGTGTTTATGCTCCTTTGAATTTGTTTGAATTTCATTGGCGTGAAAATAAAAAGTTTATTCCTACTCGTATTGAGCTTGATTTTTCAGAAGGTAGAACGGAGTTGACAATGATTGAAAATGTATTTGAACATGTTACAGATGTATATTGGTGATGATTGGGTTCGACATATTATATTTATTCGTGTGCCAGGCGAACCATTCGGCCCTATAACAAGAGAAAGAATTTATTGTGTAGATGAATATTGTGTAGAAGATTATGTCAGATAGAATAGTATACAGAAGGGAGAAAGGAAGGCAATTATTGTCAGCTGAAGTCGATGGGAACTTCCAATACCTAGATGAAAGAATTGATAAAATTGCTCAAAAGGACTATTTCATATATGATGCGGGTTATTCATTGTCTAATAGTAATGTATTAATCAATCCTCGTTCTAAATGGTTGATTGGTGGTTTAGAATTAGAGAATACAGTTGAGTTTACATTTAATATTCCTCGCGCAGATTGGACTAAATATCGAGTGGATATTGTGGTAGCGAATGAAAACGGTTCGTTTGAACTCATTACCGGAATTGAGAGTTTAGAAGGTTATGTTGTTCCGCGTATAGTTGGAAACTTTTTGCCTTATCTCTATTTATATGTGAGTGATGCAGGTTTGCAAAATGTAGGATCAGAAGCTGTAGGAGATTTTGTTTCTAAACTCTCGTATCGATGGATTCAAGTTGATCATCGCGATAAGCTTCTAACTGCTGATGTGAATGAGCGAAACATTAATATCATTGGAGGTAATAGTTTTATTGATGGAATTATGAATGGTATTTTTGGGATTGCCATTGATGAAAATTATCCTGATGGTTTTGAAGTTTCAATTAGAAATAAAAGAACGCATTATTTAACGATTATACATGATGCTTTAGGAGTTGCTTTTCCAATTAAGTTATACACCCAAAAGAATTACTTTCTGAGGCCAAATGAAACTATTGTTCTAAAATATGTCAAAAATGAAGCGTGCTTTGTTGTAAGTGGAGGATTGGATATCCAATTGACTTACCAAAATGTGGATGATATCCTGGGAACTGATTCACTGCACTTATTCATAGATTCTTCAGAAGGCGAAACCATCGCAGCAGATAATCTCCAAACTACTTTAACGGCAACCGTAGAGCGCTATTTCAATGATTTCACAAACGAAGTTGTCTCTTGGCAATGGTTTAGAGAATCAGGTGATACACAAGAAGATCGCGATTCGGATGCTATTTGGTCGCAAGGTAAAACAGAACGAATCATTCACTTAACAGCAGCTGACTTTACACCCAATATTTACTCAAGAAGTATTGTATTTGTATGTCAAGCAATTATACAAAATCAACGTTTAACCGCACAAACAAACATAGGATAATGAAACAAGGAGTTTTAAATATAAAAGTAGATTACAAACCACTAGATACGTACAAAAACGTTACAGTTAGAAGTGGTTCAAATAGGCAAAATTACAACGCTAACACGCGTTATTTTGAGCCAGACAGAAGGATTGACCCTTACGTAGTATTGGTTGAATGTGGTGTAAACGATGTGCATAATATCGTTTCAGGATTAGTGAATGCAAATCTAACGGATGTAAGTTGGAAGCAATTAACTCCAGCTGGTTATAAAGATATTTTAAACACGGACAAGGAGTTTAAAATAGGAACGGGAGCTGATAAAGGCAAAATCACCATCTTTAAAAACGTGAGTGATATTGAACCGGTGACTATTTTATTTACAGCAAGATTCATGGATAACACAACAAAACGCGTGGTAAACTTTCAAGAATCGTTTAACCTAATTACGCTTCCTGTTGCAGAATCACCGGTGCTTTTGGAAACATCTGCGCCTGTTGGCTATAATTTATTCCCAACAGAAAACAACCAGGGACTTATCTGTCAAGCTGATTTATATCGAGGTAAAGACAAAGTTCCTGCAGCTTATTGGTGGTATTCAAATGGTGTTTTAATTCAATCAAGTGGTGGATTTGAAGGATACTATACCAATAAGTTATTCGCAAAAGCTTCAAGAATTGTAAAAGAAGGATTGATCGTAAGTGTTGAAGTTGCTGATTGTTCAGAGTATTTAAATGGCTTAATTATGGATAAAGTAGATAAAGATCCTGAGGTAATCCAGTGGAGAGAATTATATCAAATGAATGGAGAGAATTATTATACTAAGTCAAATGATTGGATAAAAGCATGGATTACAACAACTCCTCAGATATCGTCAGCTAATGATTCAGCTTTGTTTGCAATTCCGATTCCTAAAGGCAAAGAAAGTTGGACTATTAGTGGTAATGCTTCAGGTTCATCAATTCTTAGAAGTGGCTATATTAAAAATTCTGTAATAATTGGATCTGAAGTTTTTGAGTCTAATCGAAATACTAGTTTTCCTAGAGTAATTGAAGTATCTGATGATGCGACTTATATTGTTGTTCAAGTTGCTCAGTCTTATGCTGATATCCTTAAAGAAACATTAAAATTAGAAAGAGGAAAAATTTCTACTCCTTGGTCTCCATCTAAACAAGATTTGCAAAATTTGATTAATCAAAAAATAGAGTGTTATAAATCAAATACCTCGTTACCGCCAAATTATCGTCCTAGTCGAAACTCATCTCTAAAACTGTATAAGTCAGATTTCATGTTGATGAAAAAATTACCAGGTTACACTGAAGAGATTTTATATCCAACTTCTGTATCACCAGAAGCAAGCTCTGTGCAAGTGGAAATGGTGTTGAATACCAATAATGGTGTTATACAACAACCGGAGCAATTCTTATCTGTGGGATGGCTCAAACAAGCTAACGGGACTTTTAAATATAAAGGATTCAAAGTAAATATCTCAATTGCGGATATCAAGGCTTTAAACGAGGCAAACAAGCAATTGGATTATGAATTAAGAGAAGATTTAACCTTAAAACCATAGCTGCTATGAAGTATGTAATAATGAATGAGGAATTGGCTATCGAAAAAGAAGTCATCCCTGCAGATCACTACTTTCTTCAAAAAGAAGGAGAGGTAATTTTTAAAAAGGATATGTTGACTATCTACAGTCAAAAAGGAAATCAAATCGATTTTGAATATGAAGAATTAGAAACCGCGCAAGCATTAAATATTATTGACTCATGGAATTAGTAAGAGGTAAAAGAACAATTAAGATAGGTAAGAAAGGAGATACGATATCTTCTTCTTTGATTGCTGATAAACCACTTGTTGCAAAGTATCAAAATGGAGTTGTTGTAGGGAGCTGGGTAAATGAAGCAGAACAGCGCACGGTGTATGCGCAAGTATTAACCTCACTTACTAATACTCCACTTTCAACAGCTCAATTAACTGCTAATGTATGGAAATTTAACGGGCAAGTAATTGGTGATACAGATGCACGATTTGAAAAAACAACGTACAATATTGGTTCAATTCAAGTTCCTGCATTAAAGATTAAAGCAGATATTATGAATAATATCGATACGACTAGTTCGATTGAGTTCAATGCTAATGCGTACACAGGGGGCTACACAACAGCAATTGCGGCACTAATTAATGTAGTAAAGGAAAATATAAGCGCGAACACTTATACTGCCTACATCGTTGATGCAAATGGTCGAGGGGCAACGATAACAACAACCTATCCGTCGGTAACACTAAAAGCAATTTTGGAAAAAGGAGGAATTGCCGTAACAGAAGGAATTACGTACCAATGGTATAAAAGTACCTTGGACGAAACAGAAGACTTGGCTAATGATTCTATCGCAGACAACCGCATGTTGTTGCCAGGGAAAACACAGCAAACAATAACGCTTACTGCAGCAGATATTCAAACGTATGATACCTATATTGTTGAGATAAAAGAAAACGGTCAATTGGTAAAATCAGCGATGATGTCTGTACGTGATGAAACTGATTCATTGGAACTCATGTATAATGTGGAAGGGATTGAGGACGATTTACAACCTGGGGGATCAATTAAATACACGCCAAAAGTTGTGTATAGAGGAACAACAACGCCTGCATCAGGCTCTTGGATTTACAAATATCAAAAGGTTAAAGTGGATGGAACAAGTGTTGGAGCGCAAACAAGCGGAACATCGGTAACGGTTTCTTATGGAGAAATCGAAGCTGCAGGAGTGAGTGAAATTAGTGTACTGTTCGAAGCAACTGAAAATTAAAGACTATGGGGCAAGTTAATGGATCAAGAACAATAAGGCTTAGAGAGCGCATCAAATCGGTGCGCATTCAGGCTACAGGTACACAGTTTCAAAACAATACACCTTCAACTATTACTTTAAAGGCAGTTGCAAACAATTTTGAAGCGATTAGCTATGCTTGGTATAAAGGAACCGGAACAACAATTGTAGGAACGAATCAAAACTTTGTTATAGCACATGATCAAGTCTCAACAGTTGAAACCTATCGCGTTGTTGTAAAAAATAATCAAGATCAAGAGTACGAAGATTCAATCTCAATTTCTAAAGTTATAGACGGCCCACAAGGTCGTCCAGGGCAATTACCTATTCAACGTGAATGGGTAGCTGGTGATGTTTATCGAAATAATGAAGAAGTAGTTGATTATGTATATCATCGTGCAACGGATAGTTGGTGGAAACTAAAGCCGGGGTATAACAATGTGACTGCGCAAATTAATCCAACAAACGAATTCATCCGGTTGAACTCTATGGAGCAGTTAGCTGTGAACCTTTTAATTGCTGAAAATGCAAACATTGCGGGTTTTGTTTTTAAAGATCAAAAGATGGTGAGTCAATCACCAAGTCCATTGAATCCAAATTTAACCTTGGATGGTGTTAATGGTCAACTCAAAGCGTTAGCAGGGCAAATTGGAGAATTTCAGATTAATGAAGGGCTAGAATACAACAAACAAGGGTTTAAGTTTATTGATTCACAATTAAGAGCCTATCAAAAATTTTTCAGATTTGATAGAGATGGACTCAAATTAATTAATGATGATTGGTACACGGGAGCATTTTGTGCTGAATTATCAAATGGCAGTCTAGTTTGTGTGTCTGGAAACAATCATAACGTAAAATATGAGGTGTCTACAGGCGGGGTTGATTATTATTTAAAAATATTTGGTGAAGGAAAATTCCGAGATGAAACATATAAAGCTGCCCTGTGGATTCAGGCAGTTTCTCAGGCAGTTGATGCTATATTAATTGAAAAAGGAATGATTTCACTAAAAAAAGGAGGTATTCGTGTGCGTGATGTTAGTAGTAAGTGGATTGCAGGAGGTGGTCATGCACTATGGGCAGATAAAGGAGATATCAACCTTGTTGAAGGAAATTATTGTGCAAATGGAATGGTTGGAAAAACTGGGGTTTTAAATATTTCAGGCTTCAGAATACAAGTTGAAAAAGGAATAATAGTTGGTTGGTAGAATGAAGTATTTAATCGATTTACAAGAATATCTGTTGTATAATCTGCAACAGATTGGGGTGAGTGTAAAATTATCAGGAGTAGTGGGAGTATTAGCAGTTGTTGTAGGAAATGTATCTGGAGTATTTACGCAGTGGTGGAGTGAGAATATCGATTATGTTGTAATTGCTTTGGGATTAGTTGCAGTTGATCATTTGTTAGGTTCAGGAGTGCATCAATGGTTGAAGAAGGACTTTCAATGGGCAAAGAATATTATTGGTTTGCTTATTAAACTATCCATGGTCCTTTGTGGTGGGTTAATCTTTGAAGGATTGGCACATATTACCAAAGAACAAGATTTAGTCTATACTTATCTTAAAATGACAACGCGTTTAATTGTATGTATTTATCCTGGACTATCTGCAATGCGAAACATGAACCTGGTTACGAGAGGAGTTTTTCCTCCAGCTGCATTAGTAGGAAAGTTTGATAGCTTCCAAAAGGATTTAAGTGTTGAAAAATTAAAAAAAGGAAAAGAAAATGAAGGAGATTAATTTTGAAGTATTTGAAGCGTTGTCACTCGACAATGCTTTAATTTTTGTAAACCAGTATAAAGCAGCTGCTAAAGAAATTGAGAAACAAACAGGATTGAGTTATATCGCAATTTTAGTGCAAGCAGCACTTGAGAGTGGTTGGGGATTGAAAGTTGTCGGAAATAACTTCTTTGGTATTAAATGGACGGGGAAAGGGGAGAAGCAACTCGTTACTACAACTGAAATCCTTTGGAGTGCTAATGCACAGTTTCCAGTTGTTCTGTCAATGACAAAGCGTGCAGATGGAAAATATGTGTATAAAGTGAAAGATTACTTTAGGAAATACGATACACCGGAACAAAGTTTCCAGGACCATGCTTTATTCTTTCAAGAGAATAAACGTTATGCTAAAGCTTGGAAGGTTCGTGGGGATTACAATCGCTTCTTTGAGGAGGTTGCCGAGGCTGGATATGCAACGGCAGATAATTACGCTGACTATTTAAAAAGCGTAGCTAAATCGGTAATTAAACGTTTATGAGAGTAGTGGTTGTATTGTTGATTGCGTTGTTAGGATTGGCAGCGCAATCTTGTGGATCTCGTAAAGTTGAAAAACATAGCAAGTCATCTTTGGAGGAAACGAGCACTTCTCTCCAGGAACAAACAAAAGTTACCGAGATCCAATTTGACCGTAAGAAGGTATTTGAGATTATGAGAGAGCTAAATGTTCGCAATGGTTCCATTACTTTTAATCCGGATGGTTCTGTCACGGCTAAGGGTGATGAAATTGATTTGAGTAGTAAAGATGCTGGTGAGGAATTGGAATCTACGAAAATAAAAGAGGAAAATGCTCAGTTGAGTTTTGATCAGGATGAAAAGAAAACTGAAGAGGAAGATGGGAAGAAAGTTGATCGAAAGCAGTTTGGTTGGTGGGGGATTGTAATATTGGTGTTTATAATATTGGTGTTTAGTTTGAAAAATAAATTGTTCTAGATTTTTATTCTAAAGAATTCTTAACTTTGAAATAAAAAAAATGAATATAAGCGATGTATTAAGTGTTATAAAATTAAAACCAAAGTTTATTTTTATACTTAGTGTGTCTTCTGGAGTTATTTTATTTATTCCGAAAGACTATAAAAAAACCTTATCGCTAGATTTTGAAGGGATTTATAATAATATTCTAGGCGTTACATTTGTTGTGTCAACTATTCTTTGGCTATATATTGTAGGAGAGTTCATTTATAATAGAATTAACCGATCTATTAGAAGTAACAAAATGGGAATTAAGGTAGAAAATAAAATTATTGAGATGTTAAATGAATTAAGTGTAGACGAACAGAATATTTTAAGTCAGTTTTATTTTGAAGATAAAAAAGTTTTGAAACTAAATGTTTTTGATCCTATAATAAATGAAATGTGCAATAAATCAATTTTAGATATAGTTTGTATGCCAGGAACAAATAGTTACGAAATTGGGCATGAGGGGACTCCGGTAAAAATAAATGAGTTGGTTAGGAAGCGTATTAGGGTGACAATTATTGAGAGACAACCAAATAAAGGATATAGCTATCGATTTGGTGTTTTAGAGTCTAAATAA